CTATCACACTTTATAAAACGCAAAAAGACGAGCGTTTTGCCCGTCTTTGTTTGAAAATTATTTTGTTATATTTATAACTTTTCTATGTTTCTGAGTTTTTCGAGGTAGAAATCGCGTATTCGTTGAAAATCTTCATCGGTGAACTTGTTATCTCTGAGCTTCATTCGCTTGTGAGTTGCTGCTGATGTACTCTTCTGAATTGCTCTTGCTACCTTGCTATCGGATAGTTCTAATTGCTGAATGATGTATATTACTTTTTCGTGTGGTGTCATAGTTATTGTTGTGTTATCATATTAGTGCTGTACCATTCCCACGCTTCATCTAAGAATTGTGCTTCGGATATTTCAGGGGCTAATTCCCCTCCTGTTATCTTTACATTATTCTGAATTATTATGAGTTTGAACTGCTCATATTCATTACATACATATAACTTCTGAGGCTTATGCACTAATTCATCATTAAGTGCTACTTGTTGAGTGCGCTCTCTAATTACCAATATCAATGATAAGTAATAAGGCGAATAAATAAAGTGAAAGCCATTGGGCATTCTCTTTGGCTCGACTGCCAATAAGAATTTTGGCATTTTTAATTCAAATCGTTTTATTTTTTGCATATTATTTGTATTTTTGCCCCTCATTTCTAAGGGTTATTTTTTAAATCGTTAGACTTGTTTTAATTTTACAAAGTGAAGCCCCTAATGTAATGTTAGGGGCTTATTTTGTTACTATTTTAATTCTTTTAGTTGCTTTAAAAGTCCTGATATTTGAATACTTTCATCTGAATAACCTTTATCTCTGTATTCTTTAATACTATATTCAAGAAATATTCTTCGAGCTTCTTTTCTGCTCATATCGCCGTAAAAAACAAGCATATCATTTACATTGTTAAAATGGTCATTAGTACCATTCATTTGATATTGCAAGGTGTAATCTTCTATTCCAAACATACTACTGCCATTTCTGTGGTCGCTAATTCTAATTACAAAGGGTTTATCTTTACCATCTTTAATTATCTTTACATATAAAGAAAGTCCATTTGTAATAGAGCCTTGAACATTTATCAGTTGGTAATTAGAAGGTAATAGTTCTTTGTATATACTCTCAAATTCTTTTATTATGTAGTTTAATACATCTAAACTGTTTATTGTTTTTACAAAATCTTTCATTGTTCTAAGTGTTTTAAGTGTTAATATTGTTTATTAGCGATGAGAAACATCAATCATATAAAACTGCTCTTCACCGCCTTGACGGTCTGCTATACCTACAATCTCTACTGTATAGGTCTCATCATATCGAGCATACCCCTCAAACTCTTCACATTTAACGATGAACGTTTCGATTCGTTCGGATGTATCTAATGCTCTTAACTCTAACCACTCATCACGGTCTTCTATTGATTCATTGTACAACTGTTCTGCTTCTTCGATACTATCAACATAGTTGTAGTATCTGTATTTGTTTTCGACGAATTCGATTATTGCTTCATCGCTAATTGTTTCAGTGGTGAAGTTGTTGTCATTCACCCATTCTTGTAAGCCTAATGTTTTGTCTGTTGTTGTCATTTTCTTTGAGTGTTTAAATTGTTAATATTTGTTCTTGTTTTAATTTTACGGTACAAAGATACGGCAAGATTTTTAATTACGCAAGTATTTTACTTGCTTTTTCATTTTATTTTGTTTAAAATATAACAATCATTTGTAAGTATATATTTATTAGGTAGTTATGCGATTATTTTTTTGCAATAAAAAAGGCAAAAGGTAGTGTTATACCCTTTGCCTTGGTGAGTTACTCATTTTCGTCCATTATAGGCTGCTCTATCTCGTACATTATAGGCATTCCTATTTCGGTAGCGATATAGTGCTCGATACGTGCGCCCTTGCTGTCTTGCCATCCTTGTAGCATATAGATAGCCTTGCATTTTAGCAGGTCGGCAATATCTTTGGCGATATGGGCTTCCCAAGTATCGTGCTCGGTAAGTCCATTTTCAAAAGGATTCACTGGTTCAACGCCTATTCTTTTCATTGCTTTGGATACGGCTGCAAATTGTTTGCGGGTTTCGGTGAGGTCTGTACCGCTGATTTTACCTGAGATGTAGATTTTCATTTTAATTTCTCTTGTTTATAAGTTTGTATGAGTGCTTTTACAAGGGCTTCACGAGCTTCCTCATAGGTTAGGTGGCTGTCTTGCTCAAAGTCGCTACTTAACTCATTGAGGTAGTCAATACAATAGGAGTACTGATTATCTCCATCTTCATCCCTTACGGCTATAACACCGTGATAGCCTTTACTTCTGAACCAAGCTAAAACTTGCTCCCAAGTGGGGAGAGAAATACATTTCTTATCTCTATTAAAGTTTTCTTCTTTAAATGCAGATATATAAAAATGTAAATATCCTTGAGCCTCTCCCTCATCATAGTAACTATTTGTTTCTATTGTAACATCAAAGTCGTTTTCGTAATAATGAAATAATGTAAGCTCATCAAACCCTATTTCTTTGAGTTGTTTCGCTATATCCAAAGGGACAAGCCAAGTGGGGTAGTTGTTATTTTCCATTTTTGATAAATTTTCTGTTAATAACTTTGCCTTTTCTGTTTTTGATTTCGTTGTAGGCGATATTGAGGCACTCCTCAAGGGTGGTGTTATACAAGTCAGCCAAAGGGTACAAACAATCAAAAATCAACGATATACGAAATCTTATACTATCACTTATTCTTATTTTATAAATACAAGCACTTCTCATTAATTCTGATAAAGTTTCATTGAGTGTAAGTGATGTAGGTATTACTTTTGCATACTCATCCCAAATTGTCTTTTTGTACTTGCCAAAAAAAGATAGAGAATCTCCATCTATCATATAGCAATAGTTAATGAGAGTTATTATCACATCGCCAATAGCGTCCTGAATAGCTGGTTTGTCGTTGTCATAACACGCCTTGATAAGTTTGCCTACCTCCTCGTGGGTTTTCAGGAGCTCATCAAATGGGGTTAGTTGCTCATAGATTTCTCTTTCTTTTGCCCATTCTTGGATAAGTGGGACGAGTTCTTGGATTGTTTTCATTTGTTGATATTTTTAGTTTTTAATTCCTCTCTCATTCCCATACAGTAGGATCTGTAATTAATATTAGACTCGTGCATTAGTCGGTAGTCGTACCATTGCAGTATCTTGCCATTTGGCTTGTCGTTCTTCATATCGTAGTATATATCCTCGATATTGAAAAAATAGTCTGATAAACATATAATACCTATACCTACATCGTAATTGTCAAATTCAAATTGTAGGTCTTGCTTGTGGCAAAATTCCTTGATGAGGTTGCGTGCAGCGTACTCGAATAACTCTACTGCTTCTCGTTCTTGTGATGATTGTTTTTTCATTGGGTAGTAATTTTTAATCTTTTTGCTATAAGTTCTACAATATCCACGGTTACGGCGTTGCCGATGAGTTTGTAACGTTGTGTTTTAGCAATAGGTTTTATTATGCCGTTATAGTCACCATATTGGGTGAAGTTGTCAGGAAACCCTTGCAGGCGTTCGCATTCTATTTCAGTGAGGCGACGTATGCCACACAGTAGGTTATTTTCTTGAAAGGCGTTGCTCGATATAGTAGGGCAAATAGTTAGGTCTGCGCCTTTATTTTTACCTCGTGGGAGTTGGCGTATTACTGTCATATCCGAGTGTAAGCCTCCTGAATGTCCACCTCCTGTAAGAGTGCTTGCGGTTTTAGGAATGATATAGGTATCATCAGCGTTCATATTGCCGTTGGATTTGAGTGTTCCACTAATTTTGGCTTGAAATTGGTATGTTTTCTCTTTTCGAGGTGTGCAATCATCTTCTGTGATAGGAAATACTCCTGGATCACTTCGTCCTGCAAGATGTCCGACAAGGTATATCCGCTCTCTATTTTGGGGTAAAAGCCAGCTTGTATTAAGCAATTGCCATTCGATTGTATAACCCCCAATGTTGGCAAACGCTTGGAGAATTGCCCAAAAGTCTGCGCGAGCATTTGAGCTGAAAGCGCCTTTAACGTTCTCCCAGATAAATACACTTGGTCGGACGCGAGTAATGAGGGCAATTGCGTGCTGGATAAGGCTACTTTTTGCGCCTGTGAGTCCGGCACGTTTTCCAGCCATTGAGAAATCTTGGCAAGGCGATCCGAAAGTGATAATGTCTGCTCCTGCAAGGTCTGCGGGCTGAATAGTTGTAATATCTCCGATGTGTTTTGCATTTGGAAAATTATGTTTATAATTAGCTATTGCGTGTTTGTCTATTTCTGAAAAATAGTGTTCTGTAAATTCGTATCCTGCACGCTGAAAGCCGAGTGAAAAGCCCCCAATCCCACTGAATAGGTCTATGATTTTCATTATTCTTTATACTTTTCATTAATAACATCTAAGTGCTGATATATCATCTCTGATAAGTCGTTAGAATACGACTCGAAAGCATCAATTAGCACTTTGTCATCTTTCATTGTTTTCTTAAACTGCTTCACAGCTTCTCCGCTGAAGTGTTTAAGCTGCCTGAATGAACGTTTAAATTCGTGGCTGAACTTTGTATCGTCAATTCCGTACATAAGTTCATTGAGACTATCGGCATACGATAAGGCAAGAATAGCATAGTGGGCTATTTTTTCACGTTTTAGCACGGGCATTACTACTGCTTTATCGTGTTCGGCAATTGCGATATTCATTAGGTTTCGCGCTTCTTGATGTGTAACTTGCAATCCTCTCGCACGGAGTTCTGTTATAAATTTATTGTTATTACTTTTGTTCATTTTAAGTGTTTTTTTTGTTTATTTTGAGGTTAGTAATTCCGAAAGTTCTTTGCCTTGTGTAATGAGGTGATTGTAAAAGAATTTCAAAGTATCTTCTTTTTTGAACCTTCTTAATTTTCCGTCAGGGTCATTGGTGCTGTTTTGAAAATGCTCTATCAATGCCCTAATTGCACTATATTCCTGCTTATCCTTTGTCTTATTTTGCTCTTGTCGAAGTCGCTTCTCGGTTTCCGCTCGCATTAGTTGCTTGTCCTTTTCGGTAAGTGTAGCGAAGTAAGGTTGTAATATACCTCGCTGATAGAGTGTATCGTATACGGGTACAGACAACATAGGCAATTCTTTTGTTTCCTTGTACTCCTCAAAATGCTCATTGAGCCAACGAAGCACGTTTTTTTCTTTTTCCTCTTCTGTCATTGTATTTTGATTTTCGGGTAATTGTGAAATGTTAATGTTATGCGCTCGCTGAGTGTCTTGCAGCCATTGGCGATATTTCCCTAAAACCGTACAAACGTAAGAAACATCAAAGAATTGAAAATGCTCTGTAGCATCGCCAAACTCCCCACTTCTATCCATTTGAAAGGCTTTGTATATCTCTTGAAAAGATAGCCCTGAAAAACGGCTAAAAACAGCGTTCCATATTTCCTGCTTCTGAATGGGGTCTATTTCGCCTTTTAACCCTACAAGAGTAGCAATGCGAGTGAATACCATTCCGAATGTTGGGGATATTACTTCGCGGTTAAGTTCTCTAAGTCGTGGATATTGATGACTTGTTTTAGCTATCGCCAAAGGTGTGAGTTCCCCAGCCTTGCATATTATTTCTAATGTTATCGGCTGTTTGGCGACCGACATAATACTGCTGTTTATCGCTTGTAGATTGCTGCTGTTGTCCATTTGTAATGATGTTTCCATTTTCGTCTAAGAATATTTGATTGTTAGCAATGAGGTGAGGAGCTTGTGTGTTATGTAGCCAGTCAGCCTCAAAACCTTTCCATTGTTTTTGAACTATGATACTCAGTATCGCGTTTATATCCTGATTTGTTAGCCGTACCTGATTGATGAAGTTATTAAACGCTCGTTCGGTATTAACAGCTTTCTTTGCCTTTCGTATCTTTAACCACTCGTCTACAAGTTCTGAGGCAAAGCCTTCCGCAAGCATTGCCTTTCTGAAATTGAAAGGAGGGGGGGCGGGCGCAACTGGGGGGGAGGTTTCTTTTTCAGCGTTTAAAGGCTGTTCTTTTTTTTCGCCCTCGCCAAAATCGACACACGCGCTTTTTTGTTTCTTTTTTTCT